TCGTTCTCTCTGGGAACGTAAGTTTATGGTATACTGTGACAACAGCACATCCATAATTGAATGGGGTAGTGAAGAGATCATTATACCCTATTTATCACCCAAGGATGGACGTATGCACAGATACTTCCCAGATTTCTACATTAAAGTCAAACAGGCTGATGGTCAAATCAAGAAGATGATCATAGAGGTGAAACCCAAGGTGCAGTGCAAACCACCCAAGGAACCCAAGAGACGCACCAGACGATGGATGAACGAGGTTATAACCTATGGTGTAAATGATGCTAAGTGGCGATATGCGACAGAATGGTGTGCAGATAATGGTATGGAGTTCAAGATTTTAACTGAAGATCATCTAGGTATTTCGTATAAATAGATATATGGCAATTAGTAAATACATGCAAGCAGTTAAGGATGAGGCAAAGGGTCGCCCTAAGTCAACTGCATGGTATAGAGAAAAGATCAAAGAATTGGGCACACCAACTACACTTGACCTCTTACGGGATGGTAAGAGGAACAACAAGCCGTTCTATGGTAAATTGAACATGTTCATGTATGACCCAAAGTTCAAGAAGACCCTACCCTACTATGACACGTTTCCACTGGTATTGCCATTAGAGACATATTCAGACGGGTTTCTTGGTATCAATTTTCACTACCTACCTATTCCATTGAGGATCAAGTTACTTGACCGTTTAGTAGATTTCTCTAACAACACTGCATTTGATGAGTCCACCCGGCTAGTTGTTGATTATCAGAAGTTAAAGGGTGTTCGACTCATTAAACCAACCATACACAAATATCTTGCTGGTCAAACCAAGTCACAGTTTCGTAGGATTGATGCAGACGAATTTACGATTGCAACTCTACTACCTGTACAGAGGTTCAAGAAGGCATCTGCATCAGAGGTATGGAAAGATTCGAGGGCAATGATCTAATGGCAACACTAGCAAGTTTTGTAGAGTCAACCGCATTTGGAGTACTCAATGATTTCCTGTCTGAGTTCCACAGTGATAATGGATATGCACTCCCAAGTCGGTATGAAGTTGTTATCACATCTCCCGGCGGGGGTAATGCAAGAAAAGTATCTATGCGTTGTGAAGCAATTGATATGCCGGGGCGGGGACTTAATACATCTATGGATGAAAACATATATGGTATCGCACCTGAGATTGTTGATGGTATAACTTTTGCTGGTGACATTTCAATGACCTTTCAAGGAAGCAGTGATCTAGAGGAAAGAGTGTTCTTTGAATCTTGGCAAGAAGAGGCTTGGGATAAGGGGACATGGAACGTAAAGTATTACAGGGATTATATCAAAGATATCGATCTGTATGTTCTTGATCAACAGGATACAAGACGATATGGGATTAGATTGAGAGAGTGTTTTCCAAAAGAGATTGGACCTTTATCACTTAGTTACGATACTGCAAGTGATATTATAAAAATACCTGTAACCATGCAATATAGATATTGGGAGACTCTTGACATCAACAATCAACCACCTAACCTTATGGAGAAGGTTCTTGATACAGTAATTACAGGTGCAGAAAGAACAATTAATGCGAATATACCGAAGGTGTTAAGCAGACTATGATAAAGGATGAAACATTATGGCGTTACCTAAACTACAAACTACTGAATACAAACTAACATTACCATCAACACAGGAGGAAATTAAATTTAGGCCCTTCTTGGTCAAAGAACAAAAGATTTTAATGATTGCTCAAGAGTCTGGGGATGAATCTCAGATTGGTGCAGCTGTGGGACAATTGGTAAGTGGGTGTACATTTGGTTCTGTGGATGCAAATGTTAACCCAATGTTTGACATTGAGTATGTTTTCTTACAACTGAGATCAAAGTCTGTTGGTGCAAAACTAAAATTAATGGTTACTTGTCCAGATGACAATGAAACACAGGTAGAAGTCGAAGTTGATATTGATGATATTGGTGTTCAAATGAGTTTAGAACACACTCAGGATGTTGAAATAACAGATGATATCAGTCTTCGTTTCAGATATCCCAAGCTTAAAGATTTACAAGGGATGTCGGGTGAGTTAAGTGATTTTGAAAAGACATTGATTTTGATTGTAGAGTGCGTTGATAAGATTACATCGGGGGGTGAAACAATTGACAGAATTGATATGACTAAGGATGAGATTGTTGAATTTATTGATTCTATGAATGCTAATCAGTTGGAGAATGTTTTGAAATTCTATGAGTCAATGCCAAAGGTAAGACACATCATTGATGTGGTCAACCCTAAGACTAAAAAGAAAGGCGAAGTGTTAGTTGAGGGTATCGAAAGTTTTTTGGAATAACGCTGTCTCATGACAGCGTAGTAAATTACTATAAAACAAACTTTGGAATGATACAACATCATAATTGGAGTTTGACTGAATTAGAGAATATGTTGCCTTGGGAAAGAGAAATCTATGTTGGCATGTTAGTGAAACATCTAGAGGATGAGAAAGCGGAGTACGAAAAACAAGAGAGAAAAAACAGGAGCTAGTCAAATGAGCGAAGAAGAAATTAAAGCATCAGGTCATCATCCAGCAGATACTAATGGCGACGGTAAGGTTGGTCCAGAAGAACATGATATGTATCTAGAGTTTAAACGTAAGGAACTTGAGGATGCAGATGCAATGCGTGATGCACAGCGCACTATGGCATGGTATTCTCTTGGTGGTATGCTATTATATCCCATTATCGTAGTCCTTGCAACAGTCTTCAATATGGATCAAGCAGCCAAGATTCTTGGTGACATGGCGGGAGTATACTTTATTGCGGTTGCTGGTATCGTCGCAGCTTTCTTTGGCGCACAAGCACTTAGCAAACCTAAGAAATAAGGAATAAGTTATGGCCACGAATGATGAAATTATTGCTAAACTTCCCCTTGCACTGGTTGAGTTAAGAAAGCAAAATAAAGACGCCGCAACTAAGGCAGCAGAAGATCGAGCAAAAGAGTTCGAAGTAGCTACGGCAGCAAGAGATGCGCTTGAAAAGGGTTCTGATGAGCGCAAGGCAATGAATTCAGAATTGGCCAAGATGCGAAATCAGGATTCAAGAGCAGAAGCAAGAGCGAAAGAAGCTGCAGCATCCACTGCTGGTCAGGCGATTGCACTCAAAGCAGAATTAGAATCGCAGGGTAAGATTGCAGAGGACAATAAAGAGTTTCAAAAATTAAGTTATCAGGCACGAAAAGAAGATTACGCACAACGTCTTAAAAACGCTACGTCTCCTGCTGCCAGAAAAGAAATAAGAGAAGAAGCAAGAGCAGATGCAAAGAAGAATGGTTCCCGTCTAGATAAGATTGCTGCAGGAATTGGTGGTCTATTTGAGATGGGTAAGAAGGGGTTGAAGACCGCTGCGTTAGGTGGTATGGCGCTTCTTTCTACTCTTGCTATTGGTGCAATGATGATTGCTCTTGGTAAGTTTCTGCAAAGTGATACCTTCAAGAAGATAACAGCATATATTAACGACACACTTATTCCAAAATTAAAAGAATTTTATAACGCTTTCTTTGGTGAAGATGGTGGACTAATAAAGGGGTTTTCAACACTTTTTGGTGACGATAGTGGTATCGGTGCAATTGTTATTGGAATAGCTACTGTTACAGCACTATTTGCCGTAGCAAAGTTGGCAAAAGTATTCGGTCCATTGAAGGCAGGCGTGAGTGCATTGTTAAGTGGAATTGGTGGTTTGGCCAGCAGAATTCCCGGCATTCCCGGCGGCGGGGCGGCAAAGGCGGGTGCGGCATCTAAAGTTGGAGCGGCATCAAAAGCCGGTGGTAAAGGCGGTGGACTTGGTAACGGTGTTGCAAGCCTTCTTCAAGGTATTGCTAGAGGATTAGCAGCAATGGCAAATCCAGCAACACTCATAGGTCTTGCGGCAGTTGTTCTTGCAGTCAATGGTATTGCTGTTGCAATTCGTATCATGAGGCCCGCATTTGAACCAATCGGTAAGATGTTTGAATCCTTTGGAAAAACTATTAGAGAAGTCTTTGGTGGATTAGGTGATTTCATTAAGGATATTGGTAGCACTATTGAGGGTATCATTGGTTCA